TCCGGTGAGGATAAACTGAACGTATTCCTGCCGGTGATCTTCGAGATAGGTCACCAATTCATAGAATTCCATCTCATATGCCAGCCTCTGTACAACGGGAATGTCGAACATATTGGTCTTGCCAGTTGCACGGATGGCAAGAATCTGTGCTTTGATCTTCTCACTCATTTTCAGCCTCCTCTGCATCCACCTTGCGGGAACCGCTGCGGAAAGCCGAACTGCCGGAGAGGTTGCGGAGGAGGATTTTTCGTTCACCCTTGTACTCCGCCCCGATGAAACCGAGCCGGAGGAGGAAGCAACGGAAGGCGTACTTCTCGTTATCGGTTTCTTTTTCTTTTGAGGTGATCCGCTTCTGCTTCTTTGCCATCTCGCAAAGTGCGGTGATGAAGTGCATATATGCGTTCAGTTCCTCCGGCAAGGAATCCTCTGCGAACCAGGGAAAGTCGAGCCTGTCATCGATCTGGTTAATCGGCAGGGCGTTGACTCCGAGAGCCTTTTTGATGAGACTGCCTTTGGCTTCGACCAAGGTGTGGAGGTTCTGGAGGGCAGTTTCAGTGAATCCTGCCATCGGAATCTGAATGGCTATGCCATGTGCTTCATTCTCGTTTGCTTCCGTTTCTGCATCGTATTCGGCATTGAATCCGTCTGCGATCAGCTTCTCAAGCAGTGCGGTTACATCCGTACCATCACCGCAGTAAAGTGTGCCTTCCTTGCTGAGCGTGAAGTTTCCGATCACATAAGCGCAAGTCGGCATGAACTGGTATTCTGCCTTTGCTCCAGTGAATTCGCTGATCGCTGCAGCCAGTCTTTTGCGGTCGGTGCCTGTTACGTTGAATTTGTATTCCATCTGGTAATACCCCTTTCGTATTGTGTAGACACATTATCGCTCTATCGGCGAAGTATATCAAGATGTATTACCACCCGACTATGTGGAATTATCCGACGGGATATTGTGTACAGTACCCATACCTCAGAACAACGGAATATCTTCATCCGGTTCGGCGGCAAGCTCATCGTAGGTATATGTCAGCCCATCACGCTGAACCGTAACACCGGAGGAACTGCCCACCTGTTCGATATACCTCTTCACGATGACATCACAGAACTTTTCATCCAACTCAATGGTACGGCAAATCCGATCCGTCTGCTCACAGGCAATCAGCGTACTGCCGGAACCTCCGAACGGATCAAGCACCACGGTATTGCTCATGGACGAATTCATAATCGGATATGCCAGAAGCGGGATAGGCTTCATTGTAGGATGATCGCCGTTCTTCTTCGGCTTGTCGAATTCCCAGATGGTCGATTCCTTCCGTCCGGTATACCACAGATGCTTCCCGCGCTTTTTCCAGCCAAACAGTACAGGCTCATGCTGCCACTGGTACGGAGATCGTCCGAGAACGAGGGACTGCTTCTTCCAGATACACGTTCCGGAGAGGTAGAATCCCGCATCGGAGAATGCCTTGCGAAAGTTCAGACCTTCGGTATCCGCATGGAATACATAAATCGATGCATCGTCTGCCATAAACCGCTCCATGTTCACGAAGGCATTGAACAGGAATCCGTAGAAGGCATCGTTCTCCATGTTGTCGTTCTTGATTTTCCCGGCGGAACCTTCGTAGTTTACGTTGTACGGCGGATCGGTGATGACGAGGTTCGCCTTGGTGTCACCCATCAGCATCTCGTATGTATGCGGCAGGGTGCTGTCACCGCAGATCAGCCGGTGTCTGCCGAGCGTCCAGATGTCCCCCGGCTTCGTGATGGTCGGTTTCTTCAGTTCGGCTTCCACATCGAAATCATCATCCTTGATTCCGTCCTTTAAGCTGTCCTTGAACAGGTCATCAAGTTCCGCAGGCTCAAAACCGGTCAGGGATACATCAAAATCCGCTCCCTGCAGATCGGTGATGAGCAGAGCCAACTTTTCCTTGTCCCATTCGCCGGAGATTTTGTTGAGCGCGATGTTGAGTGCCTTTTCCTTCTCTTCGGAAAGTTCCACCACAACACAGTCCACCTCGGTGATGCCCATGTCGATGAGAACCTTGAGCCGCTGATGACCGCCGACCACACGACCGGTGGTTTTGTTCCAGATAACCGGCTCGACATAACCGAACTGCTCAATGGAGCGTTTCAGTTTTTCGTATTCGCTGTCACCCGGTTTCAGATCCTTTCGCGGATTGTATTCTGCAGGCAGAAGTTCTGCCGTGTTTTTCTTTTCGATTACCATACCAGACCCCACTCAGCGAAGGCTTCAAAGCCGCCGCGTTCCCAAATGAACGCTCTCGCTGTTTCCACGATTTCTTCGTAAGGAATACCGTTCACAGTTTTGTCTCCAATGGCACAGCACAGTTCCACGGTCTTTCCGGTTCGCTGTGCTTCAAGCCAGGCATAAATGTTCACACTGACATCTGCTTTGGATAGATCTTTACCATGCAGACCACCGCCAGTTACGCTGTCAGCCATATCACTGCCCAGCTTGCGGTTCGTGGCTCCTGTGTCTACATCCATGCCGCCCGTCCAGTCACCGAGAGGGTTGACCTCGGCTTCGGGATATGCGGTACGAAGTGCGGAAGTGTCAACATTGCTCTGACAGATGATGAGACGATCCCCATCAAGAATGTACTTTCCATCAAACGGGAATCGTTTGTACATGGTTTTCACGATGCCGGTCAGCTTCTTCTGCTCGGCTGTCATCGGCACACCCTTGAAGATACCGTTATCACCACAGCGGATGGCATTGCTTTGGTTTCTGGACAGATGCACATCCTGTGCCACTTCCGTGTATTCCACGGCGAAGTTTTCTCCTGCAATACGGTGTACTGCTGCGGTTACATCCATCACGGAAAGATGGACGGAGGTTTCTGCAATGATATGGCATACATGATGACCGATCAGAACCTCTACGGCTATGCGGGGATTTCGCTCGGTTCGGTACGCCATATCCACCAGGGCACCGGCGATACGGTCGGCAATCTTGTCCGGATGGGACGGGTTTACTTTTTCAAACATTATCTTTCTCCTTTGGTTACATGGTATCGCTCACATCTTCGGTTTTCAGCGTTCCTGTCTCATCCACGGTGAATCTGAACTTCTTACCTGACTCCACAGCACCGTTCTCAATGCGGTAATCCGGTGTCGCAATAACAAATTCATTGGGTGAAAAGCCTGTCCATCCGCGCTCCTTGCTCCACATCAGATACTTTGAACTGCCTGCGATACTGAGCGAATGGTACTGGTCGTCAATCGCATCACGATACGCCTGTATGACCTGATAGGTCGAATTGTTGTATCGCGCATACACCTTTCCTCCGTGGTGAAGGACTCTTTCCGCTTCCTCAAGTTCGCCCAGACGGATTTCGTTAAAGCCAAGATCAGTCGGCATAACGTATATACGGGGAAGAAAACCGTAAGGAATCCTGTTATTCACTTTCCCGATCTGCTCAATACCGACTGTATGAGATGTATCCGATTCGTTGGTCTGCATTTTTGCGGAAAGCGGAGTTCCCAGCAAATCGATACTGTATATGCAGAACGGCTCATCCGTTTCGGGCAGATCGTTTGCGTACAGACTGCCGTTTCCGAGATAATTGACGTTCGCATATCCGCTCTGAACCTTGACAGCATTACAAGTATAGTAGGTATCGTCCCACAGAACCCGGTATGTCTTTTCACCTTCGAGTGTAAAGATGAAGCTCTGACGGGAATATGTACCCTGAAACTGCTGTTCCGCTGCGGGTAAAATCACTTCGATTCCGTCCTTGACACTCGCGCACCATTCCATGTCGAGGTACTTGTTGTCCAGCTTGTGAACCACTTCTTTTGTACCTGCCAGACAGGATGTCGATTTGACATAGGCAGCCGGAACACCGTCCATGTACATACACAGAAAATAGGCCCCTGCTTTCATAGAGATGCCATCCACACTGAAATCCGACTGTACACAAAAGAGAACTTCATTTGCCACAACAGCGGGAACACCGTTCGGATTCATATCGTTGACATTATCCTCTGTGAGTTCAAGGGTCATTTCGTTCGGATCTTCACCGCTCATATAAACGGTGATTGTGTGACCATAGAGATCTTCCGCTGTCAAGATTTGATCGGACATTTTCACAAGATATGTCCCGGTATCGAGCATGATGGTATTCCGCCCGGTTATATCTCCGTCAAAGGTGGTGTCGGATTTCACGGTTTCTGTCCAGTGGGTACGGTTGAGAACATGACCTGGTTCCGTCTCGGCGGCATTCCAGTCACTGACGGAAACCGGCTTCGGCGGATTGTCAGCAAGGTACAGCAGTTTCTCATATTTCTGCTCAAGCTGTGCCCAGACTGGAAGGGTGGGATCGGTACTGGTATCTCCCGAAGGATCGGCGGCACTGTGTACGACTCCGAGCGGAACCCACATGGTCGGAACGGCGATCGTGTTATCTGCATCCACTCCATATATTCCCATAAAGAGCATCACCCCGGGAACCTCGACAACCTCCGCAGGGATGGTAACCTCGGAACCGATGTCGACAACATCCTTTGTGACGCATCCCTGAAACACGGCTGTTTTCGTGAGTCCGTCCCATGTGCGGTCTGCATACTCAATTTCAACCTTGCCGCCGATGAGTCCTCGCGGAATCTTCTGCTTTGAGACAATCCGCAGGGAGGTTTTGTTTACGATTACTTTTGCGATTACCATTGCTGCCTCCCATCAGTTATTTCCTTGTCTTGCACAGAGCAGACGTTCCATGATATCGTCCTGCGGATTCTCACCGCCGTATTCACCGGAGCAGTTTTCCTTGACGATCTGGAATATCTCCGACCACAGCCGGTTTGCCTGTGTCATGTAGGTGTTCGCAATCGCCACATACGGTGACTGGATCGCCGCGCCAGTGGTCGGATGCTTCGCAAGAAAACCGAGTTCACTGGTGATCGTTTCGCACTGAATCCATCTGGCACTTGCCATGGCGTATCGTTCGATCAGCTGCGGTGAGACAATGGCGGCGCATTTGCGTTCGGCAAGCCATCGCCACACATTTTCGTAAATTTCGGCGGCACAGAGTGTTGAGCCGTCCTTCTGTTTTGCGGATAGGTAATCGGAAGGCTTCGGCATGACCTGTCCTTCCAGATTTGCCGCGCTGTCTTTGAATTCAATGACTGTCAGCGGTCGTTTGCCAGGGTTTCCGTCCAGAATCTTGTCGGACAGCGGCTTTCTCGGTCTGCCGCCAGTTCCGGGTTTCGGTCCTCTCTGTCCCATCTTCTCACCTCACTTTCCACTGGGGTCTATTCCCCCTAAAACTTTTGCGAATTTTCGCACGCGACCCCACGCCCGTTGCACTTCATGAAAGCTGTAGAGATTTTTATCCCCCTACCGGTCGAGGTTTTGCTTACGATTTGGTGCAAAACCTCATTTATGATTGTGCCATCGGTCACCGCGCTCGGCA